ATAAAGCCTAAAGATTTAATCGGCATACCTTGGCGAGTGGCGTTTGCTCTACAAGCGGATGGTTGGTATCTAAGACAAGACATCATTTGGCATAAACCCAACCCAATGCCAGAGAGTGTAAGAGATCGCTGCACCAAAGCACACGAATATATATTTTTATTGAGTAAAAACGCTAAGTATTATTTTGATAATGAATCGATTAAAGAAGATGCTGTAAACAAAGGCAAAAAATCTGATGGATTTAAAGGGCGACAAGGCACTGCAGATTATCATGCTAAAGGTGGTGGTGTTGGTTCAAGTGAAAAGATTTATAACAAAAGAAACAAACGCTCAGTCTGGACAGTCACAACAAAAAAACAATTTAAGGGCGCACATTTTGCTACCTTTCCGACTGATCTAATCGAGCCTTGCGTTCTTGCTGGTTGTCCAGAAGGCGGTACTGTGCTTGATCCTTTTGGTGGTGCTGGCACGACAGGGTTAGTGGCACAGCAAAACAATCGAGACTCAATACTGATTGAGTTAAATCCAGATTATATCGAGATCGCCAAAGAGCGATTGAATAACGATGCACCACTTTTTAATGAGGTGGTCGCATGAATCCCAAGTTTGAAGATTTTAAACGGGTGGTGGTCGCTCTATTTTTGGGGGCCATCGTAATTTTAATCACTAATAATTTATAAGGAGAAGAAAATGAGCTTATTAGGACTAAATGATGCAGCAGATGACAAGCTGTTCATCCGATACATGCCATCTACTAATGGATGGTTTGTCGGCAAAGAAGATGAAGTGAATTTGAAATACTTTATCTTGAACCCAAGTTCTGTGAAAACAGGATGGGGCAAAATCACAAAAGGAGAAGCCCCTGAATGGCACTGGGATGAAGCCCTTGGTAAAAGAGCCATCAGACCAGGTGACACGGAAGAAGAGAAAATGAACTACAAACGTGGTTTCTCTGTGGATATGTTTATCCAAGAGGAAGGGCTGAGAACATGGTCAACCACAACCACTGGATCAAACATTGGTTTTGAAAACGTCTACACCGAGATTCATGCCAAACAAGGAGAGAACGTGGGCAAGTTTCCCGTGATCGAATACACGGGTTCTGAGGCGATCAAAATAGGCAAAGGCAATACACGAGTGCCTCAGTTTACTTTGGTCAAATGGGTCGAGTCGGATGAGTTCGAGAAGAATGAACCCAACGGTGCTTATGAAGAGCCTAGCTTTGAAGAGCCAGTGGCAGATGAGCCAGTCGTTGATGGATCACCACAAGACGATATTCCTTTTTAAGTAATATCGTCACCCAATGGCTAGGGTGGGCTTGTTCTCCTATCTTTCCCACCCTAGACCTATAGGAGAGAACATGATTGAAATCAGTCAACACAGCAAAGAGATCGCTCTGGCCCTACTCGGCGAGGAGAACAAGCGACTCAGCAGTGCTTATGAGCTGAGATACGGCAACAAGGGCAGCTTGTCGGTCGATCTCAACAAAGGCACCTGGTTCGACCACGAAGCCGATGAAGGCGGTGGCATGATCAGCTTTATTAAGAAATATCACGGCGAGGATGTGAGCCAGTTTCTAAGGTCGATGGGCATCGAGGATTTGCAACCCGTATCGGTCACACCACAACCCGAAAAGCCCACAAAGAGTTACAGCAATGTCGAGATGCACAACATGGCAGAGAAAGCCGAGATGGTGTCTCGTTATTCAGACACGTTCTGTGTCATGCGGTTTCCAAACAAGGTCATACGACCGTTCAGTCGATTAAGCGATGGCACATGGCAAATGAAACGCCCCAAGGGGCAACTTCCATTGCTGATCTCAAGCGAGGGCGATGAGAGTTTGCCCTGTTTGATTGTAGAGGGTGAAAATGCACATTTGGGCGCACGAGCATTGTACGAGGGCATTGTGGTCACCTGGCACGGCGGCACGGGCAGTTGGAAGAACCAAGATTGGTCACAGCTCAAACGATTCCCAAGAGCGATCATATGGCCCGATAACGATGAGGCGGGGTTTGAGGTTGCCAAGTCGATCAAAGACGAGCTGCAATCGCACAGCATTGACACGGTCATTATTGAACCGCCTGAACACTTCCAGCCCAAAGACGACCTCATGGATGCGTTTGAGCGCGAAGAGCCGATCAATGTGATTGAGTTGGCAGATGCGCGCGAGTATGAAGCAGCTAAACGGGTTGTGTATCAGAAATACGGCGACTTTAAGGACTATGAATACCCTGAGATGACACTGATGATCGGCGATGACAACAACAAGCTCGTGCATCATGGCGATTTATGGATGCTGTTCGGGCCACCAGGATCGGGCAAGAGTATCGTGAGTCAATACATGGCGATTGCTCTGTCTGCGGGAGTGGACTTTGCTCATTATCATGTTTCGAAGCCACACAAGGTTTTGCTTTTGGATGCAGAGATGAACCCTCGCAGTTTACAAACAAGGTTTGAGTCGATGACACACGGCATATTTGCGGGTGAACCGCAGAGAGATGAGCTGTTGAAACGAGTCAATGAGAACTTCTTTATTGTGAGTCATTACGATCAGCCTGACGGACTCTCACCGCTGTCCAGCGCAGAGGGTCGAGAATGGTATTTGGACTTGGTGGATCGTGTGCAACCCGATTTTATTATATGGGATAACTTGCTCAACTTGACCGCATTTGAGGACAACAACTCGGCAGAAGAGTTTGTGGCGACTATTAATCCCCTACTCCTCAAAATGAGAGCTGAGAACCGAGTGGTTTGGATGCTGCATCATGCGGGTAAATCGGGGAAACAACTCGGCTCAATGAGTAAAGAAATACTCTTAGATGGCGTGATCTCAATAAATGTAAAAGAAGATGAGGACTCGGATGATGGATTACTGGGATTGGACAGCACAGATTATGAGACCAATTTCATCTGGCGGTTTGAAAAAGGGCGACATATATACGGATATGATGTGGCAGATATTAACTGGCGATATGGCAATGGATTGCTCATAAAAGAGAAAACGGATCGAGAATCAAGGATCGAAATAGTTGCCAAAATGAAACGTGAGGGGCTGTCTAATCGGCAAATATCGAAAGAATTGGGTGTGAGTAGCACAACCATCAACAAAGATGCAAAAACGGCTAAAAGCCTTATGTTATATGACGATGAGCCAGAATTTTAGGGTGCAAACCCTGTTTGCAAAAAATGGCCCTAAAAAAGGGGTCAGGTTTGCAGGGTGCAAACATGGGTGCAAACCTTTGCCCACTTGGGGGTTCTCACTTAAAGTCAATGAATACAGGGGTTTCAGAGGGGTGCAAACCTAGGTGCAAACCTCACTGCAAACCTTCGATGCAAAGTGCAAACATGCAAACCCTGTTAATAAAGACAGGGTTGCAGTTGGCATAGGCAAAAATTGCACTTTTTGGGGCTTATATAATTATGAGTGATTTAAATTACAGAATGAAGAACATCAGAGATGAGGCTTTTAAAAAGAAAAAGAAAGAGTCCAACGCGATCTATTCAAAGATGTTGAAACACAAAGCAGAGGCATCGGCTCGTTATGGGTGGGATCGAATCATAGAGATCATATCGCCTGATTTGAGAAAACGATTCTTTCGGCAACAACAACTGTTGACGAACTCATTGGTGGAGAACGACCCAGACGAGATCATTAAACAATCCGAGGGCATGATGCGTGGCATAACTGCCCTGGTTGAATATGTATCTGAACAAGGATTTGAGGAACTCGATCCGAACATATGGATTACCAAGCATCATAAACTGGGTGTGCAAATATTGATTGCATTGGATCGAGATGCTTTGGCGAAATGTGCTGCTATTTGTCAGGCAGAACCACCGAGCCTGTATTTCAGTATCAATGAGATATTTTGCATGGTTCCAGAAGATACATTTGATATTAAGAAAAGATTTAAGGAGAACTTTGGAGATGTGAGGATTGTCAGTCGTAAACCGATTGACATTGATAAGGAATCACAGAGCTTTATTGAAGATGAAATACTTTATTAATAATGGCCCACTACAAAAAACAATTTGGCATTTCAGGGGAGATGCTAACAGCGACCTATTTTCTATTGAAAGGCTTCAATGTGTTTCAACCGATTGCGACAAGCTCAAGGGATTTACTCGTGGAGATTAGTCAAGGCAAATATTATGGCGTACAGGTTAAAAGTTCTATGAATCCATGGAAAGACCCTAACAGAAACAAGGCACGCTATAAGTTTAACTTGAAGCACAGCTCGACCAACGATCCATACGATCAAGACATCATTCACATCTTTGCTTGCGTTGATCTAAAAACAAAACTCATCTTGTTTGAAGAAAACAGGGGTCAGAAAAGTAAAGCTGCAACAGTGGGTTCGTTTACCAAGGAAGCAGAAGAACAATCATTTATCGAGATGCTAAAAAAAATTAAATAAAGTTTACAACTACCATAGGGTTATAATTATGAACAATGAAAATGAAAACGAAAACCAGAAGCAAGAACTGACATTGGAAACGGTGGCTGCCTATTGGACTCATCGTGGCTTTGTAGGCAAAGAGCTTGCCATAAGAATCGCAGAGACAATGAATCGTGGTGAAATCGTAGACAATGGCAATGATGCTTGCAAGGTGTGTGAGTAGATGGCTGCAAAAAAGAAAGTTGGAAGGAAGAGGATCAACCTTGATCCAATCAAAGTTAAACGATTGGCTGCACAAGGATTGAGTCAGAAACAAATTGCAAGATCATTGGGTGTGTCTTGGAATACACTCAATCGTAATCGCAAACGATCCAAGTCATTCAATGAGGCATTTGAACAAGGCGTTGCTGATGGACTGGATGCCGTGACTAACTCTTTGTTTGAGCAAGCACTTGATGGGAATACAACTGCATCCATATTCTTCTTAAAGAATAGAGATGAGGCGAGATGGCGCGACAGAGTAGAAACAACTCACGATCACACATTAAGTCTCACAAATGTCATTGATTCAGCTAAAAAAAGACTCATTGACATCACTCCTGAACCAAAAAAGATTACCAAATTGGATGTGTCTGAATGATATTGGTCATTGCACTAAAACCAATGAAAGCATTGTTGACGTTGACAATCAGAGGAATCAAAGGCAATTACTCTGATAGTTTTGAGCCTCATAAAAGAGGGGAGCGACAGTTCAAACCGTCAAACCAGTTCAGGAACCGAAACTGGGTTCGAGTTGGGCCATCGCTGCCAGCAAATGCAAAATTTAACCAGGCAATCGCAGTTTTTAATCAGGGAAATGCTCTGAAACGCCTGAAAACATTGGGCAGAGCCGTTTCTGTTATAGAAATGGCATCGCCATTCCAGCTCGTTTCGGCGGCTAGATCGCTGCTTAGACCCCCCCCCTTCGATTGCAAGCGGGGGGCGTTTGTTTTCGTACCCCCGAACTAAAATTTTTTAATTTTTTGTGAGAATGATTGTTAATAAATATTTTGACCACTGGATCAGCGACGAAGGAAAGAAAGACAGCGACCTCAGTTTAACGAGTGATGCACTTCTTAAATTGACAATAGAACTAGAGGAGATTTTTCAGTCTTTTGGTTTATCCAGATGGCAATCAAAAAATGAATTTGCTTTGATTAGAGAAAGTTTGGTGGACTGCTTTAATACACAAGTTAACACAGGGAGAAATGATGAGTAATACATTAACCGAGTATGTGAGATGAAATACACACCTAAACAAGAAGAAGAACTGATGACCGACATGTGGTCACTGACCATAAAAGACTCGCCCTTAAACTTTGTGCGTTATGCCTTCCCTTGGGGCATCGAGAACACCCCCCTTGAGGACTTCACTGGCCCGCGTAAGTGGCAAGAAAAAATTTTACGAGACATTGGCAATCACATTCGCAAGAACGAAACCATCGATCTGCCTGAGATGTTTAGACTCGCGGTTGCCTCTGGTCGTGGCATTGGCAAGTCGGCTTTAGTCGCATGGATCATTCTTTGGTTTTTATCCACGCGCCTTGGTGGAACAGTCGTTGTATCTGCCAACACCGAACAACAGCTCAGATCGAGAACATGGGCAGAGCTGGGCAAGTGGCTCACTCTATCCATCAACGGTCATTGGTTCGCAAAGACAGCGACCACGCTGAGACCGCAAGCATGGTTTGAAGAATTATTGGTCAGAGACTTAAACATCGATTGCGGCTATTACTATGCAATGGCTTCTTTGTGGTCAGAAGAGAACCCCGATGCATATGCTGGCCTTCATAGTACATTGGGTATCTTACTGATTATGGATGAGGCAAGCGGTATACCCGCACCGATTTATTCCGTGTCTGAGGGCTTTTTCACAGAACCCACAAAGAATCGTTTTTGGCTGACGTTTTCAAACCCAAGGCGCAACACGGGGCCATTCTTTGATGCGTTTCACTCAAAACGAGCGTTTTGGAACACGGAACAGATCGACTCACGCGATGTTGAAGGCACAGACCAGGCGTTGTTTCATAAAATGATTGAGCAATACGGCGAGGATTCCACCGTTGCCAGAGTCGAGGTCATGGGTGAGTTTCCAAAAGCCGATGACGACACTGTGATTCCTTTGGAGTTGGCAAGAGCAGCGGTGAGCCGTGATGTGGAATTAACCGCATCTGAAGCGATTGTGTGGGGTTTGGATGTGGCCCGCTTCGGGGGAGATAATTCTGCGCTGTGTATTCGTCAAGGCAACACGGTGTTTGAGATTAAAACATTTCGCTCGATGGATTTGATGCAACTTTGCGGTGCGGTCAAAAATATTTATGACTCTGCGACCGCAATGAATAAACCGCAAGAGATATTGGTCGATGTCATTGGTCTGGGTTCGGGCGTGGTGGATCGTCTTTCTGAGTTGGGCATGCCAGTGCGCGGTGTCAATGTTGCGGAGTCGCCCGCAAGTCGCAGAAACTATTTAAATCTACGCGCCGAGTTGTGGTTTGCGATCAAAGACTGGCTCACAAAAAGAGATTGTCGTTTGCCAGAGGATGATGAATTGATTGCAGAACTGACCTCTCCGCAATATACTTATACAAGTGCTGGCAAGATAAAAATTGAAGCAAAAGAGGCAATGCGTAAACGCGGCATCAAGTCTCCCGACAAAGCCGATGCGCTGGCACTAACGATGGCAAGCACCGCTGCAACCTTTACAGGTGGCACGATTTCCTCGATGGGGTATAATTTCAAGAAACCCCTGAAATCAAAAATTATACGAGTGGGATAATCACACATGGAATATACAGATACCAAAGGGTCAGATGATATTAAAAATGACGAAGAGATGCTTGATTTGCAAGCGGTCGTCAAAAGCGAAATGGAATCCGCACAGGATTTCATCGAACAGATTGGGCAAGAGCGTGACGAGGCAACTCGTTATTATTTAGGCAAAGAACCAGGCGCAACTTCTGAGTTGCAATCGGAATACATTTCGACCGATGTCAGAGACAGCGTGTTATTCATGCTGCCATCGATCATGCGTACCTTCTTTGGCACAAAGAAAGTGGTTGAGTTTGTACCGCACTCTGCCGAGGACATACCCTTTGCCGAGCAGCAAACGGCGTATATCAATCACATCATCCAAGAGAAGAATCCAGGCTTTAATGTCATGTATAACGCTTTTAAGGATGCACTGATTCGTAAAACTGGATTTGTAAAAGCCTACTGGGATGATTCCATTACATCCACTTGCCACGAGTTCAGCAATATTTCACCCGAAGATTACACCGCACTCATCATGGATGAGGATGTCGAGATCGTTGAAGAGAAAATGGAAATGGAAACGCTGACGATCGTAAACGAAATGACAGGCGATGAGATCACCGAGGAACGCCCGATCAGTTACGATTTAAAAATCAGACGAGTCAAAGCAAAAGACCAAGTGGTCATCGAGGCAGTACCGCCCGAAGAAGTGTTGATTTCTCGTTCTGCAAGAGACATACACACTGCACCCTATGTGGCACATCGCATGGTCAAAACCATGAGCGAGCTGATTGCCATGGGTTATGAAAAAGAAGAGATTGAACAATATTCGGGTACAGGCGGAGCGTATGACTCGGCTGAGTATGAGGCGGAACAAGCAAGGAACCCCATGAGTGAGGTTATGTATGCCGACCGCCCCGACCCCGCTGGTCAAGAAATACTGTATGTCGAACATTATTTATTTTACGATTTGGATGGCGATGGCATTGATGAACGAGTGCGAGTTTGCACTTTGGGCAATGGCATGAACATCGTCAATGCGATGCCTTGGGATGATCTACCGATCACCATCTTCTCCCCCGATCCCGAACCGCATACTGCCATTGGCTCATGCCCAGCAGACTACCTCATCCCTATACAAGCGGCGAAGTCTCAGATCATGCGAGATACCCTTGATTCTTTGGGCCACGCCATCTTCCCTAGACTCGGAATCGTTGAGGGCCAAGTGAATATTGATGACGTTTTAAATACGGACATCGGGCAACCGATTCGTATGCGTGCGCCTGGTATGGTGCAACAACTGACCACGCCGTTTCAAGGTCGTGAGGCATTTCCTGTGCTTGGTTATTTAGACGAGGCAAAAGAGAATCGCACGGGTGTTTCCAAAGCCAGCGCGGGTCTAAACGCCGATGCGTTGCAATCATCCACCAAAGCTGCCGTTGCTGCCACGATGTCAGGGGCGCAAGGCAGAATTGAGCTGATTTGTCGTCACTTTGGCGAGGGTTTACGCGACCTGTATTCGCTTGTAAACAACCTGGTTATTAAAAACCAAGACAAACAAGATGTGTTTCGCTTAAACAACGAGTTTGTGCCTGTTGATCCGAGATACTGGGATGCAAACAAGGACATTGTGGTCAATGTCGCCATATCCAAAGGCTCGGATGAGGAAAAAATGCAAGTTCTGGCTCAAATGGCGGGCAAACAAGAGCAGATTTTACAAACTTTGGGGCCACAAAACCCAATGGTGAGCTTGCAGCAATACGCAAATACTTTGGGTCGGATCATCGAATTGGCTGGATTCAAGGATGTGAGTGCGTTTATCAACACCGATATACCACCGATGCCACCACAGCCACAAGATGACAAACCCGATGCTGCTGAAATGTTGGCACAAGCAGAAATACAAAAAGCTCAAGTGCAAGCACAAAAGGCAATCATCGATTCTGAAACGGATCGCATGAAACTGATTATGGAAGATGACTTTAAACGCGATGAAGCCGAAGCGGATATACGCTTAAAGGCTGCTGAACTGTCTGCCAAGTATGGCGCAGAGATCAACATTGCTGAGATAAATGCATTGATGGAACGAGATCGAGAGACCATTCGACAACTTGCCAAGTCACAAGCTGCGGGATTGTTTAATGGCACAGGAAGCGGATAAATACTACGATTTAGAGTTCCTAGATGACCAGGGCGACATGGTTTACACCGCCCAAGGAATCAAAGCTAAAAATTTAGAACATGCACGAGAGATCGTGTTGTGTTTTTTATCTGATTTCATCAGCGAAGATTCAGAGCTGTTATCGCATGAGGAGACAATAATACATTGAGGACAACAAATGAAATTTAATGTGATTAAAAACGTGGTCGGCACACTCGCCCCCACCATTGGTTCAGCATTGGGTGGCCCAATGGGAAACATGGCAGCCAATGTCATCGCCGATGTTTTAGGCGTTAAGCCAGAACCAAAAGCACTGCAAAAGGCTATGGAAAACGCAACGCCAGAGCAGATGGCAGAGATTAAGAAAGCAGAGTTTGAGTTTGAGACACAAATGAAAGAGTTGGATGTGGACATCTTTGCCCTTGAGACTGCTGACAAACAAGATGCCAGGCAGAAATTCAGTAAAGACTGGACAACAAGAGTCATGGGCATTGCCGTATTGGGTGGATTCTTGGGGTATATCTTCATGGTCACGCTGCAACCGCCCGAACAAAACTCCGAGGCTTTGATTAACCTCGTTCTTGGTTATCTCGGCGGGTTGGCAAGTGCGGTGGTCTCGTTTTACTTTGGCGCATCAAACGGTGGTGGAAAATCAAAAGATTAAAAAAAATATGGGGTTATGGTGAAAAAATTTATAGGTCTATTTGGGGTAATATTTACGCTTGGATTGCTAAATTCAGAAGCGGTTAGAGCCGACCAAACTGGAAACTGCACGGCTGGTGAGCAGTATTGTGAGCAGAACTCGATGACCACCACATCGAGTACGACCACAGCCAATACAAATACAAACACCAATACGAACACAAACACCAATACGAATACAAACACGAACACCAACAACAACACCAATACGACCACAACAACATCTACTGGTACGAACACCAATACCAATACAAACACCAACAACAACACCAACAACAACACCAGCACGTCAACCGCGACCAACAGCAACAACAACACAAACAACAATACTTCGACATCGACTGCGACCAACACGAACAACAACACCAATTCAAACACCAGCACGTCAACTGCAACAAATACAAACAACAATACAAGTACCAGTTCATCGACCAACACGAACAACAACACAAACACCAGTACAAGCACGTCAAACAATACGAACACAAACAACAACACAAACAACAGCACCAGTACGTCAAACAATACGAACACAAACAACAACAACAATACTTCGACAAGCACGAGCAATAACAACAACACCAACACAAACAACAGCACTTCGGACAACACGAATAAGAACTACAACGAGTCAAGCTCGAATGTGAGTACAAACAATAAAAACGTAAACGAGAACAGCAGCACCTCTGACAACACCAATCGAAACATCAATGAGTCAAAGTCTGAGCAAACCATCAATCAAAACATTACAACCAAAGCCCCGCCCGCTTCTGCAATAGCACCCTCAATCATGTCGTATTCACAGGATTTATGTACGGTCGGAAGATCGGGTGCGTTTCAGGGCCAAGTGTTTGGCTTGTCTGCGGGCAGAACCGTCAAAGACGAGAATTGTGAACGATTGAAATTGTCCAAATATTTATACGACATGGGCATGAAGGTCAGTGCAGTGGCCCTACTTTGCCAAGATGAGCGTGTGTTCAAAGCAATGGAAATGGCTGGAACACCTTGTCCACATAGAGGCAAGATCGGTGCAGATGCAGCGCTTGCTTGGCAAGAAAACCCACAAGACCGACCCGATTACAGAGAGGCTAAATCTGAATACATTTCAGCCTGTGCTGGCACACTCAATACATCGGGGCAGAGAAAATCAAGAATGACGTGTAGACGTGAATTTGATAAGGGCAGTTAGTTTATTTGCTCTGTTTTGTGTTTTACCGATTCAAGCAGATTACATATACGAAGCAAACCAAAGTCTTTTTGATCTAACCAGTCAAACAGGAACAACCAACATGGGCGTTGGAGATGATCAAGTCTCCAATGCTTTTAATTTAGATTTTACATTTACTTTCTATGGCGAAGATTTCACATCTGCTCGAATGGCAACCAATGGTTGTTTACACTTTGGGTCGTCAGGAAGTTATTGTAACGACTACACACCTGATCCATTACCTGAAATCACATACACACTTTATCCTTTCTGGACTGATCTGATACGAGACAACGGCTCAAAAGTGTTGGCCAAGAACTTTACCGACAAATCTGTTTTTGGTTGGTACAACTTACGAGAATACAATCGCAGCAATACAGACAATTCGTTTGAGGTTGTTCTATGGAAAGCCGATGACAGCTTTGAGTACAGATACGGTGGATTAAATATTATTAACCACGATGTATTGATCGGAGAGCAAGGCAAATCTGATGAGCTTTACACTTATCTTTATCACGATCAATGCGGCAAAGGCACAACCAACGTCACTGGCACCTGTGTCAGCTCCACTTGGAATCAAACCACTTTTAACACACTGCTTGAAAACGGCGGAAGTTTGTATGGTGTTGGTTCTGGCAATGCGCTTGATTGCAGCAATCCATTAAACAACTCCGCTTGCGTTGGCTATGATGCTGCATACTTAACGCAGCAATGCGATATCGATGGTTTGTACTCCAGTCAATGCCCGAACTATTGGGATGATTTGTTTGATTACGAGTGTTCGTATGATGCTCAATACTCCCCCGCTTGCCCTGGTTACATGGTCGAAACATATGAGCAAGAGACATATTATGACGACAGCATGTACGGCTATGAAGATGATCAATATGGTTACACCGACCCATATTATGAAGATGACCATTATTACGAGGAAGAAATCTATTCAACAGAATACTTTGAGACAGACGATTATTACCAGGATCAATATCCATTTGATGAGGCCGAAGAATATTACGAGGTAATGAGTTTTGAAGAGGATGTCATTTGGATCGAGACATTTGAAGAAGAAACCGAACTGGTTTTTATGCCTGAAATTTTTGAAGAGCCAACGGAAGAACTGTTTATTCCTGAAGTTTTTGAAGAGGTAGATTACATCACAGAGGTTTATGAGGACATATTTCCAACAGAAGAATTTTATGTCGTCAACTACGATCTACCGAGCTTAGATAACGCATTGCTCGATCACTTTGAACATCAAGAACACATGGAAGAATACCTTGAAGAAGAAGTTATTGATTATTTAGATTTTGA